TACTTCTGAATCATGAAAGCCAGTAGCCGGAGCAATCAAGTCAATGAATCCAATAAAATGTTCATGATTTAACTTAACTTCAAACTCACCCGATGGAATCAATGCTTTTGCTCTTGGAATAACGTATTCCAGTTTTATTGCTTCATTCACATGTGCATCTGTTATGATTGGATATGACATATAGTATTGATTGATTGCTTCTTCAACACCCTTTTCTAGTCCGGTATGCATTGCTGTACCAAGATATAATGCATTTGCTGGATCATCATTCGGAATAGTTTTAAGCTTCTCTTTGTACCTTAATTGATATTGGTAAGGGCATTTGTTGAAGCATTCAATTCTGCTATGTGATGTCTGAATATTACTCACCCCCTTTTAACTTCCTGATTAATTCTTTGAAACTATTAAAGTCTTTAGGATAGAGAATTAAGGCTTGTCCACCTGCTCCTTTAATCTTTTCGACATTCCACAGTTGCAATTCTGAAGGTTTACCTTTTTCACCCTTAACTTCTATTGCTACAAAATAACCGTTTACACAAGCCAGAATGTCCGGTATTCCAGATTTGGTATATCCATTTGCAAAATACTTTACAAACCAGCACCCCTCATCTTTAAGGAATTTTTTAATCTTGTTTTCAAATAACTTTTCTGATGCCATTAACAACCGCCTTTCTTTTCCTTACACAAAGCCCCATGTCCCAAGCATGTTGTATATTTTCGGCTTGTGTCACCCATTCAAGCTGTGATGCTCTACAATCATGCTTTTTACCTTTCTTGTGATTAACAACCGTTTTGTTTTCAGGATCGGGATTTGGAACAAATGCAATTGCTACTAAAATATGAAGTCTACAATTTTCACCGTCTAATTTGACCCTTAGATAACCACTTCCATCATCATAAGGATTTAACAATCGTCCAGTTTTCTTAGATCTAACTTGAGCCATTCGATTGATTTCATAATTGGGATGCTCATAAACATCTTTCCAAACTATCCTGCACATACTACTTCACTTCAACCTTAACAAAGGCTTTGACACTTGAAGATTTGTTGCATTCAGCAGCAATATCAGGATAGTTCTTTTTCAGCTTTGCAGAATCAACTGAATTTCTAACAGATTCAGCCATGTATGTAACCTTAATTACCTCATTAGCAAAAGTCTTGATTCCATACTGTTCCATTGCCTTTTGAAGTTGTTCTTTCATGACCTTTTCTTTTTGTTCTAGGTCTTTCTTTGCAGTTACAAGGTCAGAAATTGCTTTGATTGTAGCTGCTGCCTTACTCTGAAAAACTTCAAGTCCATTTGAACCTTGAAAGATTGCATCATTACATTTTGTAGGACCTTCTTCACCACATGCAGAAGAACAAGTCTTCAATTCCTCACATTCAAAACAGCAGATTTCTTTTTTACGTGGACAATTACCGTCAACTGTCGCAAGTTTGCATTTAGTCATTTATTTCACCTTCCTTAACCTCATATTTTTTTGACTTCTCAATAACTGATGTTGAGTAATAGCTTTTATTAATAGCCTGATTCCACAGCTTATTTGCAGCTGTTTCTCCCATGTTATAAGCCATTAATACTTTGTTTGTGTCTTGATACTTCTCAAATAAATTCTTTAGTACAAATACACCAGCTTTAATATTTTGATATGGATCATTAAAATCATTTATATTTAACTGTTTTGATAACCAATCGTGATTTATAGCATTTATCTGCATTAATCCATAATCATTTGTTGCACTGATTACATCAGCATCAAATCTACTTTCTTGCTCTATAACTGCCATTACAAGTGGATAATCCAATCCATCTACTGCATATGCATCACATAAAAAGTAAATATATGATTGAATTTCAGTATCTAATGGAACTACTGTTGAAGGTATAAATGAATCTGTGTTTCCATTTTCCCAATCTTTAATTTGTTGTTCATATGCTCCTGCATATGCAACTTGATACTTACCGGAATCGTGATTCAATGCTTGTCCCATGAAGAATCCAGTAATAAATAAAGCTACAAGCCATAAATAGAAAATATTTATCTTTTTCTTTCTTCTACGATTTGAACAATTCATCTGTGTAATCCCTTCTTTCTTCTAATGCTTTTAAAATTTGCTCTTCAATTGAATTTTTGCAAATTAACAAATAATAAAAGCAAGGCATATTCTGACCGATCCTGTGAATACGTTTCTTTGATTGTTCAAAGAGTTCACTCTTATCGGTCAAAGTAAAATATATAATTTTGTTAGCTTTTTGAAGATTTAACCCCATAGCACCTGCCTGATACTGAATGAATGTTATTGAAGTTTCTTCATTCTCATATTCATTCAAATCTCTTACATGTCCATTAACTTCAGATATTGACCTTTCTAACTCTTTAGCTATTTTCTTTAAAGCAGCAAGTTCAGCATTATAGTTATAAAAAACGATTAATCTATCTTGGGTACTTTCACATAAATCTTTAAATGCTTGTAGTTTTGAAGTGCTATACTGTCCGCATAGCTGCCTTGAATATAAAAGCTTTGTCAAATTGGTATCACCAACCAATTCAATACCCTCTATATTGATAATACGGTTTTTGATAAACTTTTTATAATTGGGGTGGGGGAGCGTTGCAATCTCTATGAAATTCTGCTCCGGTAAATCAAAACATTCTTCAGTTTTCATGAATACTGCACCATGCTCACGCATTTTTCTTTTAAGCCGATCAACATTTTTATATGGGTTGTCCTTATTCACAATGTTATGTATGTACCCATCATGTTCTGACTTAACCCAATTAACATACTGCTTGTTATATGTTTTATTAGAAATGTCCCATCCAAGCATATTAATTTGTGACCAAAGGTTTTCATACTTTCCTGATGTTGGTGTGCCTGAAAGAAGAATCACATTTGCAGGTTTCATCTTTAAAATAAATTTTGACCTCTTAGCCTTTTCATTTTGGATTGTTGATGATTCATCAAGCATCAATGTAAAATCGTATAATTGAAGAAAATCTGACTTTCTAAACAACAAATCATAATTGATTACACCTACCATATAACCTGCATCTATATCCCATGTTGACATGAAACAATCAAAATCATTTTTCTTTGTTAAATCTTCAACATCATATGTAGGATAATATTTTCTAAAATGCTCCATCCAATCATCAATCTTTGATTTCTGACATACTAAGATGTTCAATTTAGTTTCGAGCTGCTTCATCTTTTCAGAGCCTACAAAGGTTTTACCAAGACCCATGTCAAGGTAATACGCAACCCTATTAAAATCTTTAGTTTGATTTAGCACTTGCTCTTGATGTGGAAATAACTGCATTATTCATCACCACTCAAATCAATCTGTTCTTTTGCAATCTCAACAGCCATTTTATAAACAACAGCGTATTTTGATTGAGCATGAACTTCTTCAACTTGTTTTAAGAATTTATCAATACCTCCAAGGAAACAACCGCATTTTACAGTTACTTCATTATTTTTATTTCTAAAGAAAGTGGTAAAATCATTTCTTGAACCAATTGAACCAATTACCAGAACATGTTCTGCTTTAAAAATCTTGGCATTACCCCAAATCTCGGCATCTCCGCAAATCTTGGCATCTCCGCAAATCTTGGCATTACCCCAAATCTTGGCATTACCCCAAATCTTGGCATTACCCCAAATCTTGGCATTACCCCAAATCCAAGCCTTTCCTTCTTGGGAAAGGTTCTGTTCTTTTTCAACCCATCCACCAAGGTCACCAACATTTATTTCATCACCAGTAATAGTTGTAAAACTAATACAAGCCTTTATCCTATAGAGAGTACGACCAAACCAATTAATTTTGCTTTCCGCTGATAATTCAAACTTTTTCATTTTAAAATCTTCCTTTCTGTGCTATAATCGCACTATCAATATTTTTCGGATTGCACCTTGCGGAACTGCCATTCCCAGGTGCTTTTTTTCATAATTTGATACCAGTATGTTCTGTAAACTTAACTGTACTTATAAAATAAGTCCACTTACTGCTTGTCTTCACCGCATATCCCCAAGGGAATATTCCCTGTTGAAGTCCTATCCTAATAAATTGCTGACCTGCTCCCATTAGTGATGCTGCTTTTTTAACTGATATTCTGTTTTCGTTCTCCATTACTTCTCACCTCATTTCATCTTGTTTTTGTTGTACGGTTTCTTTACATGTAATTGCAGTTTCTTGTTATCACAATTGACAATAACAACATCTTTGCTGTTAAAGATGTAAGCTTTAAATTCGGCTTTATCATCAAATTGAAGAACCTGCTCTATCCATGCATACAAAATTTTTTTCATTTACTCTCCTCCCTCTAAAAAATAGGTGATTGGAACATTGAAATGATTTGCCAGCTTTTGTAGTTTTTCAAGCTTAGGATAGCTTTTACCACTTTTCCAATCACTGAAAGTACTTGATGGAATATCTGTGGCTTGTCCCACCTTATACGCAGTTGTCCCATTCATACTCACCAATTCATCAAATTTCTCGTATCTTGGTTTCAAATTATATTCTCCTTTCTGTAATAAATTTAGGAATTCATAAATTTTACTTGCAATATTTTAGGATTTCCTATATAATAAGAATCGCCATATAACTTATTAATAAGAGCCAAAAAATATTGGGTTTTTTCATGCCTTGTTTTTAGGATTTCCTAATTTGTAGCTTCAGTATAATTGAGATTTCCTAAACTGTCAAGGGATATTTTTGAGATTTCCTAATTTTTTTAGAAAGGAAGTGTATATGTTTGAAAGGTATTTGGAATTATTAAATGAAAAAGGATTGAAAAATGTTGATGTTTCAAGAGAAACTGGAATTCCTGCTTCAACTTTTAGCGATTGGAAAAAAGGTAAGAGTTCACCTAAACAAGAAAAGTTACAGAAAATCGCAGACTTCTTTGGTGTACAATTAGATTATCTTTTAGGTAATACGGAATTTAAAACAAAAGAAGAAATGATTGCAAACTGGGATAAAAATATGAATCCTGATTTACCGGATGATGTGAAGAGATACGAAGAGTTTTCAAAGCGTGATAAAAAAGACATTGCCAAAACTATGGATTTTATGATGGAGCAGCTTGACAATTATGAAGAAGCTTTAATGTTTGATGGTGAACCTTTAGACGAAGAATCAAGAGAACTTCTGAAAGTTTCTCTTGAAAATAGCATTAAAACCGCAAAATTACTTGCGAAACAGAAATTTACTCCAAACAAGTATAAGAAATAACTGATTGTTAATTTAAGAGGATGTGATATTTTGAATAAGTTAATTCAAAATCTATTGATAAAGTATGAGACGAACGATCCAATCCAAATTGCTGATCAATTAGGGATCACCGTCCTATATGAAAAATTAGGAACCATAAATGGATATTATAACACTGCATTTAGAATGAAATTTATTCACATTAATGAATGCTTACCGGAATATCAAATTAGATTTGTTGCTGCACATGAATTGGGACATGCTTTGCTACATCCAAAAGTAAATACACCATTTATGAGAAGTTGCACATATTTCTGTGTAAATAAATATGAAATTGAAGCCAATGCTTTTGCTGTTCGTTTACTTATATCTGATGATATGCTAAATGAATGTAAGGATTTTAATATAGAGCAGATGGCAATGTATTTTGGGTTACACCCTGAAATGATAAAATTAAGATTAAACTGTTCAATGTGAATATAAAATGTTCATGGTCTGTTCAAGGTGGATGTTCAAAGTAAACCCATTGAAAACACTGGATTGTTCAAGGTGGAGAAGGTAAAATCAAATTCTTTATATATTTTAAAAAAATATAATAAATATAATAAATATAATAAATATAATAGTAATAGAAAACACATTGAACAGCGGAACACATTGAACAGAAAGGAAGGAGAAAACTTATGAAGAAAATTTTGTTAATAGTAAGTATAATTTTATCTCTAAGTATTACCCCTGTCTTTGCTGGAAGTATTAATGTTATGTTGGATAATTCCAAGGTAAATTTTGTATCAGAACCAGTAATTGAAAATGGGACAACCTTAGTTCCCATGAGACAGATATTTGAAGCTATAGGGGCTAAAATAGAGTGGAATCAAGCGTTAAAACAGGTAACAGCAACTTTAAATAACAATACTGTAATATTAACTGTTGACTCCAATACTGCTAAATTAAATGACTCAAATATTAATCTGACTGTCTCACCTAAAATTATAAATGGCAGCACTTACGTTCCTATTAGATTTATAGCTGAATCCACAGGAGCAAATGTTGAATGGGATAATCAAACAAAGACCGTAGTAATCACTACTAAAACTAAAGATTACTCAAATTGGGTTCCATACAGCACCTCTAATCTTAAAACTTTACTAGATAATATTTTAAAAGGAAATGTTATTTACTATAATGGTCAATATTTAGCTTCGCCTGAATATACAAAAATGTTATCCAATGAAGAAATAGTATATTTAAATGATGTTTCTAATAATGAAGTTTCTGAAGATAGATACCAATCAAGTGAATTAGATGATTCAAAATTTGAATGGGTAACAGGAATATCAAATTTTAATAAAATCTTAGTCAGTTCTAAAGAATTAAATATTGATGTTAATAAATTAGAAAAATCAGATATACCGGGATATTATTATGTTTATGCATTTTATGAAAATGGATTGACCAGTCAGAAAATTATATACTGTGTTGATGAAATGACTAATGAGTTTTGTAACTCTAAAAATATAACCGGGATATTTAACGGTATTCATATGAAAAAAGAAAATGGCATCCTATATTTTAGTTATCAGGATCTAAAAAGCAAACAATTAATTAACTAATAAAAAAATCTCGAAGTTGTTGGAGCAGCTTCGAGAAATAATAGAACCAAATCCAAACGCTAATCAAGAAATGGTCTATCATTATATTACCATTTCTCAAGTTTAAAATCAATTGAAAGGGTGATATAAAAATGAAACTTCCAAATTCATATGGCTCTGTATATAAACTATCAGGGAAAAGAAGAAAGCCATGGGTAGCAAGAAAAACTGTAGGCTGGAAGATGATACCTGAAAAACAGAAATCTTATCCTATTTATGAGTTCATTGGCTATTATGAAAAAAAAGCAGATGCTTTAGACGCTCTATCGGATTACAATAAAGACCCATATGATCTAAAGAATAATATAATGACTTTTGATGATTTATATGCTAAATGGTCAGTAGGTCACTTTGAAAAAGTATCTAAATCTAACATAAACGGCTGTAAAGCAGCCTATAATCTATGTGATAAAATCAAAGATAAAAAGCTACAAGAGATTAAGCTTGAGCATCTTCAAAATGTAGTTGATGAATCTGGTAAGAATTATCCAACATTAAGGAAATTAAAAGTTTTACTCGGGTTAATGTATGATTATGCGGTAATGCATGAAATACTATCACCGGATAAGAGAGAACTTATTAAGTATATTGACATTAAAAAAGCAGGTAATCCAAATAGTCTTGACAGAGAACCTTTTAAGAAAAAGGAAATTAAAAAATTATGGGATACTGAAGACACCAACTCTTATATATCTATAATTTTAATATTAATATACACTGGATGTCGAATTGGTGAGTTACTTGAATTAAAAAAAGAAGATATACATCTTGAAGAAAGATGGTTCTATGTAAGGGAATCAAAAACAGATGCAGGAGTCAGAGAAGTTCCGATTGCAGAAAAGATCGTTCCATTCTTTGAGTATTGGTTGAAAAAGGATTGTGATTATCTAGTATGCACAGAAGATAATAATCAATTGATATATCGGAATTATTATGATACCTACTGGAAGCCATTAATGGAGTCTCTAAGCATGGAACACCGCCCACATGATACAAGACATACCTGTGTTACACTTTTAATGGAATCAGGTGTAGATGAAAGGATAATCAAAAGGATAGTTGGACATAAAGGTCAGGGTGTTACTCAAACAGTTTATACTCATGTGGAACTACCAATCAAATTAGATGCAATTAACAAAATATAGTGTTACTAACATGTTACTAGCTTGTTACTAATATGTAAAATTTCATCGATTTTAGTTGAAAACAAATCAAATTAAAAACCCCACAAAATCAATGATTGTGGGGTTTTCTTCGTTTTTAATAACCGGTCTAAAATTAACGCTTGGAGAACTGTGACGCTCTTCTTGCCTTCTTTAAACCATATTTCTTTCTTTCCTTCATACGAGGGTCTCTCGTTAAGAATCCAGCAGCCTTAAGCGGGGCTCTGAAAGCTTCTTTGTCAGCTACACATAGTGCTCTTGAAATACCATGTCTTAAAGCACCTGCCTGACCAGTGAATCCACCACCATTTACAGTAGCGATTACATCAAATTTACCTTCACAGCCAGCAACCTCAAAAGGTCTTCTAACTTCTCTCTTAACAATTTCCATTCCAAAATAATCTTCAAGCGGCTTCTTGTTTACAATGATTTCGCCTTTTCCAGGGATTAATCTAACTCTAGCAACTGAAGACTTTCTTCTGCCTGTTCCTTGATACTGAATCTTTGCCATTGTCTATTCCTCCCCTTCCTAAAATTCCCAAACTTCAGGTTTCTGAGCTGCATGATCATGTTCAGGACCAGCATAAACCTTTAGTTTTTTGTACATTTGTCTACCAAGCTTACCGTTTGGCATCATGCCTTTTACTGCATGTCTGATTATTTCGTCTGGCTTCTTTGCCTGTAACTTTTCAAAAGTGATTTCTCTAAGACCACCTGGATAACCGGTATGTCTCTTATAGATCTTTTCTTTTCTCTTCTTTCCTGTTACTTCTACCTTTTCAGCGTTGATAACGATTACATAATCTCCGCAATCAACGTGTGGAGTGTAGATTGGCTTTTTCTTTCCTCTAAGAATGGAAGCAACTTCGGATGCAAGTCTACCAAGAGTCTTACCCTCAGCATCGA